AGCCGGCCGCGCCTCATCGTTGACCTGATCGATCACCGATTCTAGAGTGATTTTCGACGCGCCGGTCATGTGATAATCATTCCAGCAAGTCTTGAGTCGGTTGTAGACGCTGGGGCTGACGTAGTTGCTGATCGTCTGGAGCAGGGCATTGACGGTGTTGTTCCCACTGGAGGAAGGTGGGGATTCCGGGTCAATGTCGAAGCTGTATTCCATACTGATCGTTGGAACCACGGCAAAGAAACGCCGGGTGATCTGAGCGCAGAACTCGTTCTCCTCGAAGAAGTTCTTTGTCTCTAGTACCTTTGCGCGGCGGCGATCAGATGCCGATGTTCGTAATGTGTAGCGTGTCATGATGGACTTGTTCTTTCTGTGAGTCGTTGTTGGTGTTAAGAAAGTGGCTTGCTCCTGACCCTATGGAACCAGTCACAGATCAAGGCTAGCACGCTGTCAAAGGTGTGTCAAGCGGAATATGACAATGCTAATACGAAACGTGCGAGGATTCACTAGCTTCGCCGCTATGAATCATGATGAAGTCATCAGCGGCTTCTTTGAGTGCGTTAACGTGTGATATAACAAGAATGCTCCTGAACTTGGTTTTCAACGCGTTCAGGAGTTCAACAGCTCTTGAAACGTTTGTGTCATCAAGCACATCCCAGCCTTCATCGATCACAAGAAAATCTGGCTTTGGCAACCTGGAAAGGTTGATCAGTGCTACTCTGAGGGCGAGAGATGCGATCATCTTCTCCATTCCGGATGCAAGCTCAATGACTCTGGAACTATATTCATCCTCGATGAACACGTCTAGAACGTTTGCGTTTCCAACTTCAGTTTGGAGATATACTCTGAACGGGACAACGCCCCCAAGGATGTTATCAAGCTCTGCGTTCAGGTATGGTAGAGCCGATTGAATCACCATTGCTGGGATGGCATTCTTTGAGAATGCAACACAGATTGCATCCAGGATCTTCTGTTCGGAGACAAGTTTCTCTGCCTCAAGCTTGTCGGTTTCCAGGGTTGACATCTTGTTGCTGATGGCGCCCAAGCTCTTCATGTTGTTCTGGAACTGCACCCTTGCAAGGTCTAGTTGGTTCTGTATTGCCTTCTGTTCATCTTGTCTTGCTTCGATCTCTTCAATCTTGGAAAGCAACTCTGCATGTTCGGCGTTGATCTTTTCATTCTCGGCAAGAACCATGTCAAGGTTAGATTGTGTCGATTCGTGCAACCTTTCCTTGTAGACCTTCTCCAGCAGCGCTGCCTCAAGCTTTGTCTCAGCGTCTTCAATCGCTCTGACCGTTGCATTCCTTGCTTTGATAGCAAGATCGATGTCTGACACCCGAAGACTGTTCAGGCTCTCTGCAACGGTCGACATCTCCGCCAATATCATAGCCAGCTCAGTGTTTGTCTTGACTAATAGCTCTCTGTCTTCCTTGGCTCCGGAAATGTACTTGCAAGAGTCAAGGTATTGATCGCCGCAAGGAACGACGTTCAATCTCTTAACAGATTCTTCCTGCTTCCGGATCATTGCACGTCCAATAGTCTCACTGCTTCTAAGATCGGCCAGTTTCAATGTCAACTGTTGTAGCGCATCTTTCTTCTGCAAGAGCGAGTCTTCTCCTTCGGATGTTTCTAGCTCCGTTTTCTTGGCTGCTAGGACTTCGTTCAAACTTCTGATCTTAGATTCTTGCGCGGCCAGTTCTTGGACACAAGAGAAGATCTTTGCCTGAACATCTTTCAGAGCTTTGTCAGATGTTGTTTTCCTTGCAATCACGTCGTCAATCTTGCCGCTGTGGTTGTTTGTCAGCCAGAGTTTTGCTTCGGCCAAGTCTTCTTCAAGCAGATCGATCTCAGCCTTGATCTCTTCCGATTCCTTCTCCAAGGCTTCATGTTCCGAACAGAGCTGGCTGAGTCTCTGCGAGAAGTCAATGCCCCTGAACCTTGCAGTCTTTGCGTTCATGAGGTTCAGATCGTCGTTCGCTAGCTTGAAGATATCTTCATAGATGCGCAAATCAAGGAACCTGGAGATCATCTGTTTCCTTGCGGTGGCACCCTCGTTGATGAACTTGTTCATCTCTCCCTGTGCTGCTAGGCCGGTCATGAGATAGTCTTGGGGTGATCCAATCAGGTTGCGAATAACCTTGTCGGTGTCGGATCTTGTTTCTGCGTTCTCAGTGTTTAGTTCAATTTCTTGACCGGACATGTCGACGCGAGCCAGATAAAGTTTTCCAACCGCCTTGTCGTGATCAATCCCTTTTCTTGATCGAGACTTGGTAACTTCTCGCCGCAGAACATAATCGGTTCCAGACACGTTGAACAAGATCTCTGCAATGCCATTTGTCTTGTTCCTGTTGATGATGTGCGCGGCCTTCACTGGCCCCCTGTCCGTGGTGTTGAACAGGCCGAACATCATCGCACCAATGATCGAGCTCTTGCCAGACGCATTGCCGCCAAAGATCCCAGTGATCCCACGCATCTTGGAAAAGTCAATGGTGTTGTCTTCGCCGAACTTGTAAAGGTTAGAAAAGCTCATGTTCTTCAATGACCACACAACGTCTCTTGCTGAATCTACTCCGCCAGCAACTCTGTTGTAGTATTCAAGGGCCATGTTGATCATTGCCTTCTCAGTAGAAGAACCAGAAACAACGTGCACAGCCTCCTGGTTGTCAGCAATGTATTTCTTCAGAGCTTTAACAACCGTGTCCTGCATTGAGACAGTCCCAGTTCCTGACTTGTGAGTGTTGAACAGATCCTCGTCTGCAACCTCTCCGTCCGAGTATAGACTATTTGAAGTGTCTCGTTTCTTCTCGAAACGATAAACAACCTCCACAGCCCTGTGTTTTGTACGGAGTTGTTGTGTCAGATCTGTCTTCTGGATGTCAAAGATGGTATTCCTAGACAGGACCCGTATGCTCTTGCCCGAAAGGTCGTGGCCATGGTCGCGTGTCAATGCGGGAATAGTTTCGAGTGTTGACCCATGCCATTGCACACTCACGAAACTGTGGTTGTTGTGAAGTCTCCGGAACTCCACATCCCAATCGCTTCTCGATCTGATATCCCAGACCAAGTAACCTTTGACGGCGGACTCACCATAATTCTGCTGAATCAAAGAACCAGGATATGCAACGTTTGGCTTCTGGTTCCCATCACCATCTTCTCGATAGGAAAGATATTGCTGCTGGTGAATGTCACCGAACAGTCCAAACTCAATTCCTTGGAAATATGACATGCTCTGTTCGGCACCCTTGGTCATGATCCAGTCGGTGTCGGTGACGCATCCTGTGACTGATCCGTGATACAAACAGATAGAAACTTTGTTGGGTCGCTGACCTGATATAAACTCTGCCATCGTCCCATCCCAGTCGGCCTTGTCGAACGGGGACAGAACTCCGATGCGCAGATCGCTATCTGGCAGCTCATACACGCCAGTCTTTTTGAAGATCTGAATTCTCGGAGAGTTGATAGCATCAGCAATTGGTGTGATCGTATCCTGCCGGTCCTCGTTCGCAAGGTTGCCATCATGGTTCCCAAGAATTCCAATCAGCGGAGCTATTGCTGACAACTCACGAAACACCCAAGTCAACTTTTCAATTATCTCAGGCGTGATGGCCACAGTTTTCGTGTGAAACCAGTCGCCGGTGCAAACAATATAGTCAGGTTGGACTTCTGTTCTCAGCTCTTCAAACAGCCTTTCAAAACATTCGGTATACTCTCTGTGTCTTGCGATACCGCGGAAGTGTATGTCTGATATGTGTGCTAGTTTCATGCTTTTATTTTTCACGATTCCATGGAAGTTCTGATCTTCTCGGCAACCATCGAGTCAATTCCTAGAAACTCAGACAGTCTTACGTTCTTCGCGAAGTGTGAGGCGCTGAAGAATGAGCCGGGATCTTTCCAGTTCTCGCTCCATGAAGCAGTGTAAACGTGGCTTAATCCGCTGTCAAACAACATCTCTGCCAACTTGAAACGCTCTGTGTTGGCGTCATTGTCCAGTGCAACAATAGTCGGTGTGTCGTTCAAGACAAGCTGTTGATATAACTTGTAATCAAACCCCAACTCTTTCCCTATCAGTGGAACCACGTTCGTAGAAGGTGCCTTGAACATATCAAACACACCCTCCACCAGCCACACCGGCCTTGTCCAGTCTATGTTGATCTCGTTGAAGATGAAATCCTTCTTTGGTGTATCTGGGTTCTCATATGGCGGTTTCACCCCACGATGGATAGTTCTTGCAACGAAATAGTTCAGGACACCATCGACTCCGTGCGAAGGGATCACCAAACGCCCGGCCATCTTGCCAGTGAAACAATAGCCAATCTTGTGCCGCCAGATATCTTGCTCGGATAGGTTCCTCTGCTTGCAGTATCGCAACACCTCATCAAGCACGTCACTCTTCGCTGAGCTAGAACGCCAGTGCAACGCCTCGCCAAGGAACATATACCCTTCCGGAAGTGCGACACCCCTGAATATGTTTGATTCATCATTCGCATTGAATTTGTACTGCCCGTTCTCATCCTGAACGGCCAAGGACCCGTCCGAACCAAGAAAGGCCGCTACATATTCTCCTAGGAGGTCTGGGCGGAACTTTGCCAGGGTTGGCAGGAGGTTTCTGGCCTTGTGGCCGCAGACCCAGCAGTGTGTCAGCCAGTTGTCTGTGCGGACTGTTAGTTTTTTCTTGACCCCCAGCATCTTCTCAGCGCACCATGGGCATTCGAACGTAGGGTTCAGGGTGTTCTTGGAGTGTTTTTGACCTAGAGCTTTCTCTAGGAAAATCATTCTGTTGCCGAGTGTGTCTGTGAAATCCACGAAAACAGTCTAGCTCCAGGCCGGAGAAGCGTCAACTAGTTGGTATGCGCTTGGCGCCTTTGCCTTGTTCCAGATGGAAAACGGCACTCGTCTGTTGGGTGTTCTTGCGTCTGGCTGGGGGATTACTATTCTTTCCTAGCTTGTTTGCGCTGACATCCAGGAGAACTTCACCGGCTCGGTTTGTTTTGAGCTCCGCAATAACCTCGACGTATCCTCCGTACCCTGTTGCTAGAATCTCTGCAAGTAAATCTTCTGTGGCTTTGATCAGTTGGAAATCAAGCGTGAATCTTAGTTTGTCTACTTCTGTGTTTCTTTTGTGCATCTCTGGTTCTTTCTCCCCTTCCCAAATGTCCCTTACACCACCAGAGACAGATAAAAGAGGATACAGTACTCTGGGGACTAGTAGAAGGATATAAGAGTAGGGTTGTAGTGGGTTGAACACTCAGGAAAATAGATGTCAGGCAACGACTCTAAGGTTTTCAGAATAGACATAAGCTATCTTTTGGTAATGATCAAACCTAACAGGGATTAGTTGCACAGTATCCAGGCCACCAGTTGAAGGTGCGTGACCAATGGTGGCTTCACGTACAGTTGATCGATGCACGGGCACTCCCATGCCTTCTATGGTACCAACAGAGCCTCCAGCGGCTCCCCCAATCATTCTACTGATTCCACATCCTTTGTCGTCCAGTACTGCGACGCCATTGAGATGCTCAATGTTATACACAGGCACGGTGATCTTTGGGTCATACCCATGAATGCCTTGTGAGATGTTCTTCCCTATGATTACTCTGTCGCCGTTAGCCATTTTTATTTGGTTCTTTCTTGATTATCAGTTATTGTCGCGGTCAAACACAACACACTCGGTTGTTAGGAGAAGTTGAGCTACTGAGCTAGCATACTCCAGGGCTAGCCGTGAAACTTTCACCGGATCAATAACCCCAGACTTGATCAGGTCACAGAACTCGCCAGTGTTTGCATTGAAACCAAACCTGCTGTGAGCGTTTGTGCTTCCAGTTTCGTTGAATTCGCTCAGGAGTTTTGCCAAGACCAGATCCGCACTGCCACCAGCGTTCCCAACGATTGTTTTCAGTGGAGCTTGGCATGCCTCAATAACGACCCGCACCCCAGCGCAGAAATCGTCTGATCTAGTTTTCGAGAGCTCTTGGAGCCTTGTTGACAGTTTGAAAGAATTTGTGCACAATGCTGTTCCACCGCCGCCATGGATTCCTTCTTGAACCGCAGCCAGAGTAGCATTGAGCGCATCTTCAACGCGGTCTTTCTTTTCAAACAGCTCAACCTCTGTCGAGCCGCCAACCTTCACAACCGCAACACCACCAGAAAGTTTAGCAAGTCTAGTCTTGAGTTGTTCGTACTTCTCATCGCTCAGAACTCCAGGAGTCTTCCTGGCATGGTCAAGGGAGCTCTCAAGGCTAGCAATTCGTTCCTTCACATGATCGTTTCTGTTCTCGGAAACAAGGAGCGTGCTGGTTTTCCCAGCGACAACTTTCCCGCAAACACCGAGTTCATTCTTACCAACGGAAGAAAGTGGTTTAGCGTACCCAGAATCAATGAGTTTGGCACCGGTTACAAGGGCAATGTCAGAGAGCAGCTCATGCCTGTGATCACCGAACGCTGGCGCTCTGATAGCACAGACTTTGATGATCTTGTTTGTCTTGTTGACAATCAGAGCATGCAGCGCTTCCCCCTCAACATCATCAGCAATGATCAGGAGCGCTTTGTTTTCCTGCTGCACAACTTCAAGCACCCTCAAGATATCTTTCATCGAAGAGATCTTCTGAGTGGTCACTAGCACATAACAGTCATTGAACTCAGCAGTCAGTTTCTCTTGGTTTGTAACAAAGTACGGCGATATGTAACCGTTAGATATCTCCAGCCCATCTGTCACTTCCAAGGTTGTCTTGGTGCTCTTTGCCGGCTCTACAGTAATCAGCCCGTTTGGTCCAACTTTCTCAACCGCATCAGCAATCAGTTCGCCGATCTTCCTGTCACGAGATGAGATCTGACCAACGCTGATAACCGCTTCGCGGTCCCCACTGACTGACACGGATCCAGCCACCATGTCATCGATCACAACCTTGGTGGCCCACTCAATACCTTTCTGTAGGTCAGAAGTCGACCTCCCAGATGCCTTCATCTTCAGTCCAGAGTACAAAAGGTTATAGGCCAAGACAGAGGCCGTCGTTGTATTATGCGTAGGCACAAAATCGTTTGTGATGTACAGATGATCTTCGTTGCTTACCTTGATGCAGACCATCTCTGTTTTTTGAGACGTCTTTTCAATGTCCAATAGCGCCAGACCATGTTTGTTTCCTTTCAGTTGCGTTACTCTATAGATTGGCTTGGTGCTGAAGCTTCCGTCGCCAGCCTTCCTTTCCAATTTTCTGACATGGATCTGTAGCCCCAAACTCCTGCACAGGTGCACAAAATCCAAACACAGCTTCTCGCTTACTGTACTAAGTTCAAACAGTCCTCTCCCCGAAATCGTTCCATCGGTATCGATCAACCCCTCCAGTAGTTTTCTCCTGCTTTCAAGTGAAGAAAACAGATAGTTTGCCGGAATGAACTTTGTATGGCTATTAGTCCCAAGAAGTCCCAGAGTACGAAGATGTCTCTTCACTATCGATCTGTTGCCGTTTTCATCTTTTGGCGAAGTGCCTGACAGCGTTGCCCTGATATAGTGTTTCTTGTCTCTATAGAATCGTTTGTGAACTTTGCATCCTTCAGGCAAGAGCAACCGGTCGATCACATCTTCTTCGCCAAGACCAACGGCAATTTCAATACGACCATTTTCGCTCAAGCTGCCATCACCGAGTAGCACTCCGAGCAGATACGGATCAAGAGGCAACTCGCTTGATTGGAATTCTATCTGCGTTGGTCGTACAAAGTATTTAGTACCAACGCTGCGTCGGATACCAGATTTGATTATTTCACCAGTAGTCATGCATTTTTCGTCACCATTGTACGTGACAACGGACCAGAGATGGTTTTCACTACATTCGACAACACGAGTTGTCTTGTTGCCGTCACCAAAATGCATTTTATATACGGTTTGCACGCCTTGAGGAAATATGCCAAGCACGTGCTGTAGTGTGCCATTGGTGCCGCATATCACGTCGCCAGTTTTCAACTGTCCGATGGTTGTCCATCCTGTTGGGGTAAGCACTTTTGCATGCATCGGTTGTGGGCCATCTCCGCAGGCTTCGTTGGTTTTTGCTGCAACTTCTTTGATCAGGTTTGCTCCAACAGACTCCAGTCTGTCCTTGAGGTTGATTGAACGAGCAACGGTCACACCATCCTTTGTGATCAGTGGCGCGGTCACTCCGTTATCAATGATAACGTTCTTGCCTTTTGGACCCATGGTGGAGCTGACAGCGGTAAACAACTTCTTTGCACCACGCATCATTCCGTCTGTTGCGGCAGATCCAAAAACAACGCTATCAAGTTCTTCGGCGGCCTCTTTGTTTTGTTTCATACGTCTATCTCTAAGTCAATCTTTGTGCCATCTGGCATTGTCACTGTTGGTTTTTTCTTTGGCTGGTTGTGTATTGCTCGATCCTGATCAGATGCACTCCTGGGCGAATTATTGGCACTCTCCGCTGGCGTTTGTGACGCACCAAAACTAAGCATCGACAGCTTCTCCGCATTTTCAACTAAGTTTGAAACAATAGCCTCAAACTTGTCAATGAGATACCGTTTCGCAGTCTCAAGGGTCGGAAACCATTGATCACCAATCGTTTCTAGCTGCAAGAGCTGTGTGGTTACTGAACTATCTTCCGCAAAGGTATCCAGCCTGACAGTGTATGTTTTCTTTGTTCCACTGATCGATTTGTGGACAACCTCTTCAGTTACTTGGACTGGATAGAGCGCACCAGTCTCGGAAGCAACACAGTATATCACTTGCCCGATCTCTAACTGATGACTTTGTTGTTGCAGAGGATCTGTCATTGGAGTGCGCGTTCACTGGCCCAGGTCAGTTAGACAACCCTGACTGACGAAGGATTTTTTCATAGTCTTCTTTCAACACTAAGATAGTTTCCTTGTTTCCAGTCTTCTTCTCATAAGGAATGAGATCCAAACCCTCAAGGGCTCGCCGCATCTTTGTCTCACTGTCATAGCCTGAGTACAGAGAGAACAGCGCCATGATTTTTTCAAACGCGGTGCTGTGCAGTCTCATTGGCATGATCTGTCTCACTGGGATTCTACGGTCGCTTGCTTCTTTGATCAGTCGGTCGTAGTCAACTATGATCATGTCAGTTCTGTCGCCGCCATAGATCGCGTACTGTTTGTCTATGAGACGCACGCGGAGCTTTGACTCGGAGCTGTGACCACCAAAGTTCTTGACTTCGTTCAGGATGTTTCCTATGACTGTCTGGTGGAGTTTCATTTACTTGTTCCTACGTCTTCCTTTGCTCTGGCGGCAATTCTTTCGTTCACAATGTTCTCGGCTAGTTTGCTAGCTGTCTCTAGAAGTTCATTGCCCTTCTTCTTCGCAACCTTCAGAGGCTCTAGACCAATTGATATTCTTATGTGATCGACAGTCTCGATGAATGCCTTGTTCTGTTTGCCGCCAAACTTCTTCGAAAGGGCCTCCTCAACCTCTTTGAAATCCACGAACATATGTGGCCACGGGCCTTCCATCACAGGCTCACCATTCTGTAACTCCTCAGTTTCACGATATTCCATCACAAACAGCCCCGCGGGCATGTCGGCATCTGCTGGGATGATCACATAAGGAATTGGTGAAACTTTCTCGCCATCAAAGTTTGGAGTTTCATATAGAATCTCTGGGAGGTGCTTCATCTTCCGGCGTTGTTTGCCGTTGACTGAATATTTCTGTGACATATAAGCTCAGTCAACCTCTCCGCCAAGCACATGAACAAACAGATCAAAGTAGTGCTTGCGTTCGACCTTGGAACGCAGCTCTACTTCTTTCATTGCCAACTTCAGAGTCTTTGTGTCGAGCTTGTCAGAGTATTCTTCGACCAACTCTTTCTTCTGTTGCTTGAGCTCAAGCTCTTCGTTCTCAAGCGTCCTGTATCTGTCTATGAACTCAGTCACGATTGGTTTAAGATCGTTGATGTTCTCTGGCATGTTGTTTGGCTGCTCTGCGCCGCCATGCTGTTTGCGGTTTTTACGTCTGCCGGTTGTCATTGGTTATTAACTCAGTACCTGTTCTCTAGGCTGAGTTATGTCACGAACAATCGGTGATGTATAGTTGTTTTCTCTATCACATGGCCGCGGACATGACTTGCTTGAACTCGCCAGCGGTCGCAACGCCATTTGGATCCTCTGCTATGATTGGTTTGTACTTCTTCATGATCGAGTCCAGGATCGCATTCTTTTTGTTCGCCAGCTCCGCCGACCAGCGAGCCATCTCCTGGTCATTGATCTGAAGAGGCCCGGCATTTGCTCTAAGGTCTTGTTTCACTGCTGGGAACATTGGAGCCAGGAGAGTTTCGGTGTTTTTCTTCACGAAACTGAGTTCTCTGTCCTTGGTGTTTTTGAAGATCTCATCCATGAAATGCTGCATGTCTTCTTGGTAAGTTTTCCCCAAGACCTTCTTCAATGTTTCCAGGTTCTTCTTGAGGCTAGTAGAGCTCACACCGCTGGGTGCAGCCTCTGCCATGACTTGCGACATGGCATGCGTGGGTGTGTGAAACTCATCATTTGCCAAGTGGAAGATGTTGCCAAGAAGTCCGCGCTCCTTATAGTTCGCTGTCGAATAACTGAAAGGCCGGTAGAGGTGACTGCGGATATAGGAGTCAAGGTTTCCTGGATCTCTCATGTCATCTGGAAGGTTGATAATCCTGTCGATGAGATGTCCTACAAGGCCGCCGGTTATCACGTTCGTTATAGAAACGGCAGTATCAATTGCTTGACCAGCAGCCATCATGTTGCCAACGACGCCATAGGGAGCAATAAAGAAGCCAAGACCTATCAAGTCTGGTTTGATTAATTCCCAGCCTGTGTCAAAGCCGGCCAACTCTTTCTCAAACTGTTGATTGATTGATTTGATGGCCCGAGCTTCCCAGTACATGAATTTTCTGGTGACATAAGATGTGGCAAGGTGCGAGTTGAAAGGCAAGAGCATGGTCACTGTGCCTGCAAACAGTGATCCCACCGTCGAGAGCGCCTGGACTCCAAGTTTTGCACTGTCTCGCTTCAAGATGTTCCATATGTCTCTGATTGCGGCAAAACCCATTGCACCAAACACGCCATTGCGCGACCACATCCCATTGTCGGAACCAGAAGACGATGAGCCATATCCACCGCCGCCACCAAGAGAAACGCCATAGCCGCCCTCATAGCCAGGGCTGTCATAGGATCCGTCATCTTGCTCCGTGAGCAGAAGTTCCGCTAGAGTTGTCTTACTTTTTTGTTTTTGTTTTCCTGGTTTCATTGCGGACAGTCTGGGTTGATATCAGAGAAGCCATGAGCTCTTTCCTAGCTAACAAGGCAGCACTAGCGAGTGTGTTCTTGTCATAGATCGTTTGGTACTGTTTTCTTTTAGGATCATTCGGCTGACAATATCTCTCAGGTCTGATTGTGAGTCTGACCCCTGTGATAGCAGCCCAATAATCTAAGATGGCGAACTCAACCTCGTTGTGATAAAACTTTTTGTCTGATCTACGTTTGGTTAGCAATCCTTTGGCTTTAAGTTTTGGATCAAGATAGAACACTAGCTTCTGTTTGATGTTCAACCAGTCGTTCGTTGTTGTCCCTACAATCTCCCAGAGGTAGTTCAGGCGATTCATGAACGCATCCACATGTTGTTCTTCCCCGTCCAGTTTCGCCCTGAGACATTCCAGTAAAACGTTTCTAGAACGATGGAACTCTTCCACTAAAGGATCCTGCCATGGCGCCGTCGGGCGCTGTTCTGGAGAGACAGTGTTTTCATCGGTGGTACACATGTATGACTTCCGGAATATAAATAAGAATTGGTTGCAATGAGTACTTGCTAGCCATCATTAAGGCCATATACAAATGAGTGATACCGAATCGCAGTCATCGTCGACAATCTCAAGCGCTTTGACGTTCTATAAACGTTTAAATCGACTCTTTCGCTCCGGTCCGGCAATCAGGCGTAAAGTTAAAGGACAGGACTACAGGAATTTCTACGACACCGAGGTGATGAAGGGTGCGATGGGTTATTATGGCCCTTCAGCATTTCGCCGCGAATCTTCACCGTTCTCTTCGATGGGTGCCTATGGTATTCTAGACCGCCAGAGTCGCGCCGCAGAGTTTGCTGAGATGGATGCTCGGTGTGCGGAAGTCTCAACAGCGCTGAACGTCTATGCAGATGAGTCTTGCGCCTCTGACGAGACAGGACAGATGTTCCACGTCTATAGCGACAACCCAGAGATACACAAAGCGCTTGGCGAGCTGTTCTATGATGTTGTTGACATAGAGTTCAACGGACGGCGCATGATGAGAAACCTTGTCAAGAACGGTGACTACTTCTGCTATGTCGAGGTGGTACCAAATTTTGGCGTGATAAACGTAGAGCCACTCCCAGTCAACGAGGTAGAACGCGAAGAAGGCTATGACAAGAACGACCCATATGCCACTAGGTTCAGACTGCTAACAAGAGGCGGTAAATACCTTGAGAACTGGCAGATCCTGCACATGAGGATCCTAGGGTCTGACATGTTCCTCCCATACGGAATGTCTCTCCTAGAATCCGCTAGAAGACCATGGCGCATGCTCACAATGATCGAAGACAGCATGTTGCTCTATCGTCTCGTGAGATCTCCAGAACGAAGAGTGTTCTATGTTGATGTCTCTGCAATCGCTCCGAACGATATTCCAAGTTACATGGAAGGTGTCAAGGAGGCGATGCGCGGCACTAGCGTGATCGAACACGAGGAAGGCAAGCAGGACTTCAGGTACAACCCATTCTCCGCACTTGATGACTACTTCATGCCAGTAAGGCAGAACACCGGCACGAAGATTGAATCCCTGGCCGGAGCTAGCGACAACACCGCCGTTGATGACGTTCAGTACATCTTGAACAAGCTCATCGCAGCCCTGATGGTTCCAAGAGCTTATCTGACATATGATGAAGCGATCTCATCAAAGAGCACCCTGGCCCAAGAAGATATCAGGTTCTCTAGAACCATTGCAACACTACAGAAGATCATGGTCGCAGAGTTGAACAAGCTGGCGATGATCCATTTGTTCGCGCTGGGATTCTCCGGTGAAGATCTGATCAACTTCGAGCTCGGATTCTCCAACCCGTCAACGGTCGCAGTTCAACAGAAGCTCGCACTGATGACTGCAAGAATAGAATTGGCTGGGAAAGCTTGGGAACTCGGCAAAGAAACAGGAATGGTCAGCATTCCATACATCCAGAAAGAGATCTTGGGATTCAGGCCGGATCAGATGAACAACATCTGGCAAGAGGCGAAGATCGATCAAACACGAGTTGCTGAGCTCTCAGCGATTGCAGAAGATCCTAAGTTCGACAACTCGGAAGACAGCAACATAGACATATTCGACAAGTCAAACTATGAAGTGCCTGGATCTCCATTTGCACCAGACCCGGAAGCCGTTGCAGACGTGGAAAAGGCCAACGTTCAGATGCAGCAGATGCGGGACAATGAGAAGGCTGCAATACGTCAAGCGGAACGAGGGCAGATCAATGGAGTCAACAACTCCGGAGGCAAGCCAACCGGAAACATTGCTCCTATCCGAACAAACTATACCCCAGGTCTAGATGCAGCGGCGAGAAGGATTTCGCGGCGAAACCCGTTTGGAGGCAAAGGCGCCCTCAACATGCCTGATTTCCAATCTATGCTCAGTCCGCTGACTCGTCGTGCCAGAGATAGTGTTTATGATGTGCCGACTGGTAGAGCGCTTCTAGAAGCCAGCGAACTGTTGACTGAACAGGTAAGACCAATTCCTGGATCTATGAACAGGGGCGTTCGTTCAGCGCTGACCAGACTTAAAGAACACCTGAACCGAACAGTCAAGGAGAGCGCAGCACAAGCGGCACAAGCTGAACTGCCACGGGAGGAAGATGAGATTGTTCTACTTGAGCAGAGCATCATCGGGTCGCAGCAACCAGCCGAAGAAACACAAGAAACAAATATCTTGCTCACTGAAAATAGTTAGGACCGAGAATCACACAATGAAACAATCGCCGACAACAACAAAGAAGATGCTCGAAGAACTGTCTGCGAACATTGCAAACAACCACAACAAGAGCCAGTCTATAGCAACGCTACTCAGGGTTCCACAGCATCGCAAGCAGTACACCATGGCCTTTGATGCTGCAAAACAGTGCCGCGTACTGGGCAGAACTCACGGCCGCGCGGTGCTGAAACAGTACCTCGATGAGCTCAAGGCGATGTTCGACAAGACACATGATCAGAAGGCGTTGCTAGCGGAGAGAAAGATTCTCAACACCATCCCAGCCGTCAGCAGCACTGTTGTACCATCAAACACTGAAGAGCGTTTGTTTGCTCTGATGGAGGTCTGGTCAGTTCAGTCTACGTCACCTTCTTCGTCGATGCTGGCAACTCAAGTTCGTCTTGTTGAGGATCTTCTGGAGTCATGTTCTTCTAAAACATCTGATGATGCGATCAACGAGCAAGAAGTAGAAGAAGACGGACCAGACGCTTCAGACAGCGATGACGGCAGTGATGACAGCGACATTGATGATGATATGATCACAGAGAGTAACGGTTCCGAGTTTCAACTGGAGCTGCTGTTGGAGTTGGCCGCAAAACATTTCAACAACGAATACAAAGGTCTTCTTTCGGAGTCGCAGATGAACTTCATGATGAGTTATGTGACAATGGACTCGGATCAGTTCACGGCCAAAGTTTTGCTGCCTCTAGAAGAGAGTGTTAGCAAACTTCTTCTGACGCTGGGTGCGACTGATCCACTGTTCGTCGAGCAGAGTTCAACAGTCGGTGAACTGATCAAGAAGTTTGGTAACGACCGCAAGATTATCTCAGAGAGCAACAACAAGCAACATGTTGCGGCGATCAATTTCTACCTATCTCTGGTTGATCTGTCAGACAAGATCAATATTAAAGAATAAGACTATGACAGACACAAGAAAACTACTACTCCGAGAGTTCAGCAGATTTGAGCTGGACAGTGACGAACAGGAAACCACGCAGGAAGGGCCGCACGACTATAGCAAACTCAAGGATGGCGAACCGCTGATCCTAACTGGCGTCATTCAGCGTGCCAACACCCTGAACGCAAACGGACGGGTTTACCCTCTGGATGTTTTGCGGCAAGAGATCAGCAACTATCAGAAGCTGATCAAAGAGAACAGAGCCTTTGGAGAACTGGACCATGCCGAAGAACCAATCGTGAACATGAAGAACGTCTCACACATGATCAAGAAGATCTGGATGGATGGCGATAATGTCAAAGCCAAAGTGCATGTGTTTGACACGCCATCCGGCAAGATCATTCGTGAGATCGTCAGAGGCGGTGGGGTTCCAGGAATTTCCTCTAGAGCCCTTGGCTCTCTGAAGAAGCAAGGAGATGTGAACTATGTTCAAGATGACCTACAGATCATCTGCTGGGACTTTGTATCTGAGCCTTCAACTCCTGGGGCTTTTATGAAGCTAGCTGAGTCCAAGAAGCTTTATGACCCAAGAGAAGTATTCACCAAGAACGATTTGATATTCCGTGCATTGAACAACAGCGCTGCAATTGCAGAACAGTTCAGGAAAGCAAAGAAATGACCGCCAACAAAACAACAAAATCTTCGACCGCAACCACGAAGACGGAACTGCGCCAGATCATCAAAGGGCTGCTCCTTGAGATGATATCCGATGGGACACTTCCTGCCGCCATCAGAACCTATGAGACATTGACGGAAGGCGCTTCACGTGCACCTCAACAGCAACAAAGACAGGTGCCACAGCAACCAGCAAACAGAACCGGTTTCATCAGCGAGCAGCAGAGGGCAGCGATGAATGCGCAGGCTGCCTTTGGAAATGATGAGGACATGGCAAGCATTTTTGCCGACACCTTGGCGAACGCGGATGGTGCAATGCTGGAAGAACAAGCAAGACTTGATGCGATAACGGCGCGAAAGCAGATTAGCCCAGTCCCCGGGATTGGCGAAGCATTTCCTAGAAACATGCTGCCACCGAGAGATCCAGGAATGTTGAACGAGGGGAATGAAAGTCAGAACATCATTCCAAACGCACCACCGGCGAACCGCTGGGCCGAGTTGGCATTCAGCAAGAGTTCAATGCCAAAACCAAACAAACCAGGTTTCCTTCCAGGCCAGCGCTAAAAGTTACTCTCCGACAAATCTACTGAATGTGTGATTAGTTACCTGTTGAAAGCAATAGGCGTAACCAATCATGTCATCTACAGTACAATATGAGATCTTCTCAAACCAGCCCCAGTTTCAAGATCGGGCCTATTCTTCCAACAGAGATGGTGGAATGGGAAGGTCCAATACCGTTTCTCTGAACAGATCATACGGCACCAGCCCCATCATCAGTGGTCAGTATACGATTGAGACAGCTAGGCGTGTCTTCGCACAGTATGACGGCGAAAACACTCTGTATGGCATGACAATGTATCGCAGGAACTTCGTTCCACAGAACGACAGTCGGCCCGAGTACGTTGATCCTAGGAATAAACTAGCCACTCCTACCGGCCCCGCAGGGCTCCCAGCAACACCATACTCTCCGAACGTTGTGTCGCCTGGAGAAGGTAATGGCAACGAAGCAACTCTGATCTCGGAAGTTGAAAGAGGTACTGTTCCCACTGGCGCAAGAACATTTGATCAGCTCAACCCTGCATCTCCTGCCTATGAGAACATCAGCTCTGAAGGTATTGGCAACAGTGGACCTGGGTATGTTACCGGACAGGTTCGGACGTTCAGGCTGGGCGTTGGCTCTGGTTATCCAAGAGACAATAGCAACCCCTGAGACTTATTAGCATAGAGTAAAGTACATGTCGAAGAAAATAACAGAACGTGCAGTCCTCGATGCTGCCGAGATTAAAAAGTTTGCACTGCGCCGAGCCCAGCAAGACTTGATGGAAAAGCTCACGCCATCAATCATGAAAAAGATTGATGCTGATCTCTTAAAGTTCATTGCAGAACAACAGGATCCATTTGGAGCAGACCCAAACGCCATGCCTGCGGCAGATCCGGTTCCGCCTGCACCCGCAGCGCCGAGTCCGGACGCTGGCGCTACAGCCCCAGTTACCCCTGCCCCTGCTCCTGGTGCAACGCTCACAGACCCTGCCGTTGCAAGCGCCAGCACTCCGATTGCTTCACCAGAACAGCAAGTCCTTGGCAAGATCGAAACAAATCCAGAGGGCGGGCAAGAGCTCGTCATTCCAATTGACAGCTTGTTCCAGCAGGCAGATGCCGCTGGGGTCACGCAGCCACCGCCTCCAGTGCCAATTGAGACTGGCGCAATTTCGCCGCCAGAAGCCGCCCCAGCAACCCCTGAGCTCTCTCCCGTTCCTGGCGATCCAGCGGAACAAAACACTCAGGCGCCTTTGGCTGAGCGCTCAGAGGTGATCCTATCAGCAATTGATAAGATCCTTGAGAACATTGCTGTTGCGAATGTTGTGCCGGAGAACTCTGCTGCGGCCGTTGTGCCAAACGCAACGGAAAGCGTCTTGGACGTTAACAGCACAGTCGAAAATGCTTCCGCTGTTAGTGGCAAAGTCTATGAGAGTTTCAAGAAGATCCTGAATGCGGCTGAAGAGGTTAGCGCAAGTGGCGCACGTCTCAGCGACAAGACAGTTGTGTCTCTCAGGGAATCTCTTGCCCAACTACGCAAGAACAAAATGATCACAGAGCGCCTCTGGCGGCTGAATACCCGCAAACTAGACTTGCTGGAAAATGGAATTAGCAAAGCTTCAAATAGTTACCGAAAAGAAGAAACACAAGACAATATGGCTACTGCAACAAAAACGACCAAGAAACCACAGTCTCTCAAGGATTTCGCCCTCAAGCTTTTTGAAGGCGCAGAAGGCTTTGAGAAAGAAGTCGGGAAAGTAGATCCTGCTGGCGATGCAGAGGGTCTTAACGACGAACACGCGAAGAAAGCTAGCGGCAACCCAAAGAAGGTGAAAGCCGAGCTTGAGAAAGCTCCGTTCAAACACCCAGCCGAAGAAGGCGACCAGGGCAAGGCACTTCTCGAAGAGATCGAGAAGGAAATCAATGAGCTGATGGCATCAATGTCTGACGTTCCAATGAAAGAACAAGACGATGCAGCAGTCGATGATGCGGCCGAAGTTGTGCAGGATGACGTTGTGCTCGACGACGACGTGGACGTTGCTGGCGACGCCGAAGATCCGGATGCGATGACCATCACGATTGACCTCCAGGGTGTCACCAGTGATGCGGTCAGCAATGTCAATGTTCAAGTTGATGGCAAGCCAGTGGCCGGTGACGACGAAGAACTCGACGTTGATATGGCGCCAGAAGGCATGGGCGGGGATGAAGTCTCCGTGGACATGGCTGCTGATGGGGCGGGTGATGAAGATGAGATGATGGTTGTGAGCGAAGTTCGTCGACTGGTTCGCGAGCAGTTGGAAGCGCTTGGTCTGAAACCCAAGAAGAAACAACCTGTTGCTGCGCCAGCGAAGCCTGCAAAAGCAACCGCTGTGAACGAAGTGGCAGAGCTTACCAAGCAGCTTGATGAGACTCGGGTGCTGACTGCACGTTCACTCTTCCTGAACAAGATTTTGGTGAGCGAAGCGTCGCTTACTGAAGCACAGCGCCGGAAGATTGTTGAGTATCTCGACGCAGGTAACACTGTGAACGAAGTGAAAGACATTTACGGTAAGATTGTGAAAGCAATCAACAAAAACAAAACCAAGAAGGCTGGTAATGCAGCTTCTCTGAACGAATCAGCAAACGTGAATGGCAAGCAAATTCGCCAAGTTTCTGATCTCATGAATGTCCCGATGTTTGACGCAGATCGCTGGAGCAAACTTGCTGGGATTGGCAAAACTCGCTGAACGCAGGAAAAAAGAAAAAGAATCATTAGTTAGAAACAACTAAAAGGCAAGCATAAGGAAAAACAATGTCTATTACACTATCACAACTCGCTGAAGGTATCCAGCGCAATGCTACCGGTGGCGCCAGCGACCGTCTAGTAACCAAATGGAAAAAGGTTAAGCTGCTCGAAGGTCTTTCGGCCAACGGTCAGCAACTCATGGCCCGACTGCTTGAAAACCAAGCGGTTGAGATGCTCAAAGACGGTGGCCGGATGCTCAACGAATCGCTCTCACTCTCAACCGGTGGTGCAGCGCTCGTTTCAAGCGGGCAGGTCGCAGGTTTCACCAGCGTCGCATTCCCAATCGTGCGCAAAGTCTTCGCGGGTTTGATTGCCAACGAGATTGTCAGCGTGCAGCCAATGTCTCTGCCATCGGGTTTGCTCTTCTATCTTGACTACACCTACGGGTCGTACGTCGGTGGTGATGCAGGTACTGCGGCAAACAAATATGCAACCAACTCTGACCCAGGCGCTGCAACATATTCGCGCGGTCAGTCAATCTACACGAACCCAGTGGGCAAGGAAATCCGGACATCCGGTTCGCTAGCCGCTGGTGGCCAGTACAACCTCATCGGCCATGGTTACACCAAGGTGCAGGTCCAAGGTCAGCTTGCCACAGGTCCAGTGATCGTTGGTGCATGGACCGGGGATACCACATGGCTTACAGGTTCCAGCGTTTCCGCTTCGGCAGGATTCTCTGGGGATAAAGCCCGCCTCGTGGGCTACAACCCACTGCTCCAGACTGACGTTCAGAGCAACGTGCTCGACTTCTGCTTCCTAGTTGTGAGCGCATCGCAGATCACCACAGCGATCAACGGCGCAGACATGACAGACTTCGACCAGATCGCAGTGACCGGTCTTGGTACATCCGGATCCGTGTTCTCGACATCGGTGCCAGCAACATATCAGCAGGGCGAAGGCGTTCTGAACTTCCGCCAGTTCACCAAGCGTGGAAACTGGCTCGATTCCGGGACAAACTCGACATTCACCGTTGATCCGTTCAACGGCTCGCACATCTTGTTCGCAATGGTGCTTCCAAACGGTTCGTCTGGCCCAAGCGCAGCAAACCTTCCAGGTACCGGTATCGGTGCAGCAGCTACACGCGTGACTGCCTCTGCTCCTATCGCGGACACCCTCTCGGTGAACTCCGATGGTTCAACCCTCACGATCCCTTCGTTCGAAACCAACTTCGACGTTGATTCGAGCCCACGGATCCCAGACGTTGACATCAAGGTTGAATCTGTATCGGTGACTTCAACGACTCGCAAGCTCCGCGCTCGCTGGTCGCCTGAAATGGCACAAGACCTCACAGCCTACTTCTCAGTGGACATTGAGGCCGAGCTGACCAACCTTCTCTCGGAAATGATCACCCTGGATATCGACCGCGAAATCTTGAACGATCTCTTGACCCAGGCAAACGCAGCCAGCCTATACTGGAGCCGCGCCCCAGGCAAGTTTGTGAACGTGTTCACAGGCCAGGAAATTGCTCGTACTTCGACCTCGTACCCAGGCCCAGCCTTTACTGGTGACGTGCAGCAGTGGTACCAGACGCTTGTTGAGACAATCACAAACGTCGCGAACATCATCCACAAGAAGACACTTCGTGGTGCAGGTAACTTCATCGTGTGCTCCCCAGATATTCAAACCATCCTGGAACACACCGTGGCTTACCGGGCAAACTACAAGATCGACAGCGATGGCCAAGTGCGTGACTCGATGAGCATTGGCCGCGAAGCAGCAGGTACGATCAACGGTCGTTACTCGGTGTTCGTGGATCCATACTTCCCATCGAACAAGATCCTGATCGGTCTGAAAGGTTCGACCTTCCTTGAGAGCGGTTATATCTACGCACCATACGTGCCGCTGATCCTCTCTCCAGTGGTGTACGCTCCTGAAGATCTCACCCCACGCAAGGGCATCATGACTCGGTACGGCAAGAAGATGGTTCGCTCCGACTTCTACGGAACCGTGACAGTGCTCGATACTGCTATCATATAGTTGTAACGGGACCATCCTTGATATGAGGATGTAGACTTGACAACAGGACCAGATCGGTCCATGCTTAAGAAGGCCAGGAAAACCTGGCCTTCTCTATTTGTACTATATGAAACCAGACTATAAAGAACCGGGCAATAGCCGCTTAGGCGGTGTCTACAAAATCATCAATCTAATCAACCATCGTGTGTACTATGGCAGCACTCTGTCTTTTCGAAAAAGATATGCAGGCCACCGTACCTCCCTAGAAAACAACAAACATGCCAATCGATTTCTTCAGGCCGATTACAACAAAACCGGCGCGGAACATTTTATTTTTGAAGTAGTAGAGGTGGTTGCCGGCACCAAGGAGGAGCTTTACGTAGAAGAACAAAAATACCTGGACAAGTTTTATGACAACGGTAAACAGTGCTATAATTTGCGATCAGTAGCATCGGTATCAAGAGCCGAATGTCCAGGTGTTGAAAAATGCGATAAAATAGATAAACGCCGCCAAAAGCCGACAGCCGAAACTCTGGCAAAAAGGAGGGCGGCAATTAAGAGATATTTCGAAGAAGAATATACCGAAGAAGATAGAGAAATTCGGAGAGCTGTCACTGAGAAATACTATGAGGAGAACAGCAAGTTCAACGGCCTGCTCCTCACGCACCTGGGAACTGGCGAACAGGTGACAGTGCAGGGTTCTCTTCGTTCGTTCTGTGAGGAGCGTGGACTGAGTTACAAAGCTTTTCACCAACTGGTCAAGGGGAAGATCAAGTCATCTGGTGGTTGGATTGTTGGGACTGAGAAGCCCGCGTACGTTGAACGGAAAGGGGAGAAGAGGAAACCTCTGACCAAGGAACACCGGGAGAAGATTGCCAAGGGCAAGTATGAAGGGATTGTTCTTGTGAATGATCGCGGCGAAACTCTGACACTCAGCAAGAACATCAAAGAACAGGCTAGGGAGCATGGACTGTATTACACCACGCTCCTCAAAGT